AACTTCATAATCTTCTGTGCAGCAGCTACTCCGTTTTCTTTATCACCTTTTGCTAGTTTAGCAATAGAAGCTTGTATGTCAGCTGCAAACTTTGCCGGCAATGGTTTTTGTCCACCTTGTACGTTACGGATGTCACCTTTGGCTTTTTCGAATGTATCTCCAGCAGCAGCACTTTTTGTACTAGCAACTGTTGGAGCGGCTGCTGCGTTAGGTGCAGTAGCTTTTTGTACTCCAGGTGCAGTAGCTTTTTGTACTCCAGCAACAGCGCCTTTAACAGCACCTTTAGCTGCTCCGCTAACTGCACCAGCAGCAGCTTTAGCTCCTTTAGCTATAGCGCCACCGATACTACCAGCTGCTTTTGCTGCAACTCCTGGACCGGCAGCTGCCTTCTGTATTTTTTCTGCTTGCTTAACCATCATCATAAACTTTTGTCTTAATGCTTGATCAGCTAAAATAGTTTCTAACTGCTTTGCAAATGGTGCAATTTGTTTTGCCAAGTTTGCAGGAAGTGCTTCGCCTTTAGCAACTTTATTCATTGCTTTACCCATCATGCCAGCAGAGCCTTTAGCTCCTATCTTTTGGCCAACTACTTTAGCTCCTTGGCCAACTTTCTGTGCAACTTTTTTAGCTGCATTGCCAACGTCTTTAGCACCTAACTCATCAAGATTATGTGATTCAGTAAGTAAGTTGTTTATTTTCATCAGATGTATCCATTTATGTTATATGAAAGTATTTATTATCTTTAGTGTATTAACTTCGTTAATACAAGTTATCGCTAACGCTCTAACTACATATACTTCGTATAAGTGAATGATTAATTATATGATATTATTATATTGCATTAATACGAATGTATTAATGTTTTAATTTCATGTAGATTGTTTAGTCAGACGGAACTATTTCTAGCCCCGTCATCTTTTTCGGCAACTTCATGTGAGTCTGCACAGCCAAGACTTGGAAAGAGGTAATTTTTTATACACAAGTTCAATGGGCTCTGACCTTTCCCATCCTCCGTCGACATTATGTTGCTTATAATATACAATGTACATTATATGTAACACTATTCCCCCGCTTCGTTCCTAGTGCTAAAGGGTTTTTATGAACTATGTTGTGTTTTTCGACTGCTAACAATTCAATCTATATCAACTAGTGAGCCCAATTTGTTTGGTGGCTTCCACACTCTGGTGTGTCAATCAATATGTACGTGTGCTCCTATACGGTAGCTTTTTCCACAGCGGTATTATTATCTGGCCCGCCAGCCTTATGTGTTAGATTGTTTTGCCTGTGGATGCCTGTTGAGCTTGTATATTAAATCTGCCTATAAACAAGTATAGTTGATTTCGATGTAGCTGTCAACTGATTAAATTGATTTTTTTGCCTGCATGTGATGTTCTAGTAATGCCTGTTTGAGTTTGTCTGATCCACCGACTCTAACATTTATAATACCATTATAGTATTCATCTGTTTCAAGTACACGTCTATCAAACTGTTCTCTTGCCTCTATGTAGGACATTTCGCCCCTACCTTTACATAGGTATAGTATTTCTCTTGTAAATTTATCTGCGCCTAGTGCTGCAACGTCTGCGTTCAGTCTATCACTGGAGCCATAGTATTCTCTCCAGTCACTTTCTTTAGTTCCGCGACGTTTATTCTTTTTGCCTTTAAGTGGTGGCTTAGTAGTTTTAAACTTTGCTAGTTTCTTGCCTATGTATTTCTGGCCTGTAGTGGTGTTGGTAATAAGATAAACAAATCCTTCGTAGTCATCTAGTATTTGATCAATCTTATTGCCTTCGTAAGTCCACTGCATGAGTATACTTACCGTTGTCTGTATTATTTTGACTACTTTCTGGTTACTCTTGTAGTATTATGTTTATTGTGTATTTCATCTGCTCTATCTTTAGCTAGTGTACGAATTTCACGTAAGCACTTTCGTACTGCGCGATGTGTTCGTACACTATTCCGCTTTTCAAATTTTTCATTTGCAGCAAAATATTCTAAGTATGCTTTTACAAGCAAGTCATGAGCATCATCTTCTTCGTCTATCATTCTACAACCTCTAAGTCATTTGCGTAACTTGTAAAGCCATTTTCTTTTACAACACGCAACACATGATTAACTCTTCCAATCAATTCGTCTTTGTGTGAGATAAGATAAATGTTCTTGCTACGCTCACGTGCCATCTTCTTTAAGACACTTAGTGAATTTTCTACACCAGCAGTATCCATACCACTGTCTATAAGTTCATCAATGAACAGTAAATTAATATTCTGATACAAACTTTCCCAAACATCGCGGAATGCAAAGCTCAAGCCTAAGATAAGTCTGTTACGTTCGCCCCTTGACAAGTTATCAAAGTCTAAGTCTTGTCCTAGCTGTGTGATCTCAACGTTCAAATCGTTTTGGAACAATACTTGGTGCGGTAATCCTAGCTTATCGAGATAATATGTAAGTCTGTTGTTTAGATATGCTAGGTTCTGATCAATAATCTTCTTACGAATGAAACTATCTTTGTTTGTTAGTAACTTTAACAAAAACTCTTGATGTTCTTTAAAACTAGTAAGCTCATTAACAACTAACCAGTCAATTTTCTGAATAGCAGTTTCATTTAGGTCGGTAATTTGTGCAGTATATGGATCTTCTTCGGCGATCTTTGTGTCTAATGTCTGTTTTAAGTTGTCTACGTTGCTTCTATGCTCGTATGCTTCTTTTGCACTATCATAAAACGTTGTAGGCTTGCCGTTGATTTCACCAATTGCTTCAAGATCATTAATAACATGCGATAATTTGTCAGAAACTTCTACTTGATACGTCTTTGCATCAATAAGTTCTTTATCTTTGCGCTCTGCGATCTCTGCCTTCTTGTCTGCATGTAATTCTTGACCACATGTGTAACAAGTTGCATCTTCAAGCTCTGTAATGTCCTTAACAAGCTTTGCAACACTCTTATCTGCACGTTGTAGTGCTGGTTCTAGTGTGCTTAGTTCTTTTTTTAGAGAAGTTATCTTGTTATTGTGTTCAGTCCAGTTAGAAAGCCTTTCGTGTAGCTCAAGTTCAGTCTCAATATCTAAATGTTCTAATTGATCAATAGCATTTGCTAATTTATCTTGGTCTTGCTTGTGTTTAGACACCCACGCACGTTGTCTGCCGACTAATTGTTCAATACTTACTTCGATTTTTTCGTTTGCAGTCTGAATAGCATTAATCTTTAGTGTTTCTTCAGTAATAGCGTCTTTAGACTGTCGAGTTTGTTCTTTGAGCAAGTCAGCCTTCTCAGATAGTATAGTAATACCTAGCAATTGCTCGATAATCTGCCTTTGATCATTAACACGCATACTTAAAAACGGTTCGGTATAGGTGTTTAATGCAACAATGTGCTTAAACATGTCATGACTCATACCCAACAGTGTGTTAACATCGTCTTGCGTCTGTCTACTGTCACCTTGTGACTCGTCTACTAATGATTCTTGGTTGTTAATGTAGAATTTAAAGAAATTAGGACCACGTCCCCGCTCGATGCGGTAACTATTGCTATCTTTTTCAAACTGTAGTGTAACTAACATACCTTTGCTATTAGTTTTGTTGATCAAGTTGTTAGCTCTAATGTTTGTAAGGGCTTTTCCGTACAATGCATAGGACAAAGCGTTGATAATAGTAGTTTTACCAGTACCATTACGTGAACCACTGTCATCACCACCCTGGTCCAAGTTTTCACCTAGTACGAGTGTTAGTTGTTCACCTTCAAAGTCTACTGCTTGAGTCTGATTACCCACACTCATAAAGTTTTTTACGGTAAGGTCTTTAATCTTTATCATATTATGATTCTAGTCCATTATATATTTGCAACAACAAACTTTTATCAAAGTTAGTAGTGTCAAGTTCTGCTATTTCATTGCTTACTATTTGATCTACACTTTCAAACTGTGCAATATCAAGCTCTGTACTCATTTCTTCTAACTGCTTTTGCGGAATTAATGTAATCTCACGACAGTTGTATTGAGTAATGAATGTTTCCTTAATAAAACTTGCCTCTTCATAACTAATAGGAAGGTCAAGCGTTACCCGCAGGTACATTTTACTCTTAATGAAGGTATCTGCATTATCAATTAGGTTGCTAAGTGTTACAGTACGATACTTAGGACAGTTGGGCCAGTTAATGTACTCCGGCTCTTTGTTATTTTCTTTATCAAGTATCATCATACCACGTGCATCATCACCTACGTCGGCATAGTTGTGCGGAAATGCATTACCAATGTAATGAATAGCACCTTGCTTCTGACGTTTGTGGAAATGACCACTGAACACGTACTCTTGATGCTTAAAGTGTTCAGGCTTTAGGTCACCATGATCTGGCATTCTAACCAATGCGTTCATATAGAAGCTAGGAAGTTCAAAGTGTCCAAACAAATACTTTGTTTCAATGTCTTTCATCTGCTTCCACTCGTCACCAACAAGCCACGGTACCAGTGCAACATCATCCTCAATGAAGATTTCGTCTATAAACGTAATGCCTGGAATGTGTTTTGCAAAAGCAGTACTGTTAACGTCACGCTTGTCTTTATAATACAAGTCATGGTTACCATCGAAGAAGTAAAACTTCTCAAACGCAGCACCAAGCTTTTCCATACTTCTAATTGTAGCATCCATAGTGGTAAGATTAAGTGAATTACGATTATGGTGCCAGTCTCCGCAGAAGATACCAGTTTCGCAACCAGCAGCTTGAGCTTGTTCTATGTACCAATCAATAAATTCTTCGCAATCTTCGTTATGTATACGACTATTACCTTTCAAACCAAAATGGATGTCCGTAAACACCGCAGCTTTTTTAAACAAAGAGTATCCTCCATATATACATGTTATAGTATATAGTAATTGTTGACACCTGTCAACCTATTTTTTGGTTCCGGTGTATTGTGTAATCGGAGCTTCTTCATTCCGCTTCACGCTTGCTTCCCATTCGCCTTGATTCTGTCTTGTATAACTAGGAGACAAGTCGTTCATCTCTAAGATATCATCTCTAATGTTTTGATTGCGTTTTTCTATGTTAATAACACGAACAAAGCTATTAGTAACAGCAGCCGTATAGTATGCGAATGGATTATCTGACTTAGATTCGTCAAACTGTAGTCCGATTTGTGAAAGTTGTAAGATAGCTTGACCTTTCATTTCGTCATTGTATGTGTAACCACGTACATTTCCTCGAGTTGCATAACGATCAACAAGTTTTAACCACATCATAGCAAGGTTGTCTGTTGCTTTACCGTGTTTGTGACTAAAGTTGCCGTTGTCCATGCCACCTACCCAATGACTTTTGCCAACTAGGATAATTTCGCCTTCGTCATCATACTTATAATGCTTAAACGGAGGAAACGGTAGCTTAACTCTTGTATCAGCAACAGTCTTAGGGTTCTTTTTGCGACCTGGCTCTTCTGGAATGTGATCAAATGTCATTACACGGAAGATTAGCTCTTCTTTTGTAATTTCAGATGCTAATGTTTCGCATTCTGCTTGTTTGACCTTCTCACCTAAGCCTTTCCTGCGCTCGTATTCTGCTGAAGACATCTTCTTTGCTTTATTACGCTTTGCTTCAGCAACAGACAGTCGATTTATTTTACCTACATCTAGTAAAATAATATCATATTGACCATATTCAGGTTCTAAATAACTGTTGAACTGATTCTTTGATTTGTGTATTTCTTTAAGTATGTCTTTATTGTTTAGATAATTCTTGGGACGCATCATTCTCTCCTATAGTGTTAATTACTATTATACACGACAATTGTATCAGTGTCAACCAAAGAATAATTATAATATACATACATAATTTTGTCAACTAAATAGTAGTATAGGAGACAATATAATTATGGCGTTTAGTATTAAAAAAGCATCTTCAAACTTTCTAAGTAGCATTGTGAGTGATGTGAAGGGCGCAGTCTCAGGTGCCATTGGCGATGTTATAACTCAGAAGTTAGGAAGTTTAGGTCCATTAGGAAAACTTGCAGCAAGTTTTGTTAATCAAACTGGAGGCTTCGGCACAAATAATAGAACTATTTCTAGGGCAATTATTTCATCAAGTAATAGTGTAAGTGACGCAAGTGATTGGCGTGTTAGTATTAGTGTTCCAGACGTTATATTAGACGAGGGAGAAATACTTGCTCCGATGCGAGAACCAAGCGACACTAGCGTATTCAATACAGGAAATAGAATGATATTTCCTTTTAATCCTACAGTGCTTTTAAGTCATAGCGCAAACTATTCACAAGTGCAGCCGACACATACAAATTATGCGTATAATGCATATGAAAGTAGTCAAGTTGATGCAATTACAATTACTGGCGAATTTTATCAAGAAAATGAAGCTGATGCTAGGTATTGGATTGCATGTTTGCACTTTTTAAGATCTGCAACAAAAATGTTTTACGGTAATAGTAATCCGTTAGGCAATCCTCCTGTTGTTTGTAGACTAAATGGATACGGTAAACATATATTGAATAATATTCCAGTCGTAATAACGAACTTTACTACAGATTTACCAGTTGATGTAGATTATGTTGAATGTACTATTGGCGGATTACCAAACTATGTTCCTACACAAAGTTCAATAACAGTTACATTACAGCCGCAATACGCAAGGCGTTCGCAAGCAGGATTTAGTTTAAATGATTTTGCTGCCGGCGGACATATTGGCGGCGCGGAAGGATTTGTATAATGGAAAACAATTTAAGCCCGTATGCACGTACACCAATTAATCGCAACGGCTATTTAGATATACTAAAACCTCGACCAGTTCCGATTAACAAAGAAGATATTTTATTTGAAATAACTACTGAATTTACATATCGCCCTGATTTGCTAGCACACATTACGTATGGTAGAAAAGATCTATGGTGGGTATTTGCACAGCGTAATTTAGATATATTAAAAGATCCTGTATTTGACTTCGTTGCAGGTACTAAAATATTTCTACCAGATCCGTCGGCATTACGTAACACATTAGGATTTTAATATGGCATATAATCTTAAATCAGCAGCTAAAAGTTTAAGCAACAGTGCAAAAAATAAAGTAAAATCAGCAGCAATCAGTACTGTTAGCGCCAAAATTAGTTCTAAAATTCCTGGAGTTAGCAGTCAGTTGATGTCATCGGCACTAAAAGGCGGAGACATTAAAGGCGCCATTGGTGGAGCACTTGGTGGAGCACTTGGTGGAGCACTTGGTGGCGGAGCCGACGGACTAATGGGTGCAATAAACGGAAAATTAAATGGACTAATAGCTAACGCACCTGAGCTTCAAGGCGTGGCTGACATGGCTTGTAAAATAGTAGAAAAAGGCGCAGCAGATCTTAAAGGCCTCGACGGAGGATATGGACTGGTAATGGACCAGTACAAAGAATTATCAAAAAGAACTAATATATCCCCTGACTACATTGATAGTGGATTCTTGCCGTCGTATGAAGTTAACGATTCATCCGCAAGTAAAGTACCTAATCCGTTAAGGGGATATAACGGAGTTAATTATATAATTACGTTAGGTGTACTTAGCGCAACAGAATATAATAATCCTGATACTTATAGAGGTATAGGAAGTTTTAAAAATTACATAATACAAAGTGCAGGTGGCAACCTAGGCAACCGATATCAAGTGTTTGATGAACACGCTGGCAACGTTGCAGCAAATCACCACCAGGACGGATCGCAAACACACGCAGAATATTATATTGATGATATTGAATTAGATTCAGTAGTTGCGCCTAATGAAAATACTAGAATGACATTAGGAACATCTTTATCATTTAATGTTACTGAGCCTTATAGTATGGGAAATTTTATACAAGCACTCAGGGGTGCAGCATATGATGCAGGGTATGCTAATTATGCACATGCTCCGTTTTGTATAAAGATTGACTTTGCTGGCTATAATTTAGACGGCACAACTAATGCAAATTTTTTAACGCAACCAATGTTTATTCCAATTACAATAACCAATATGGATTTTAATGTTTCGGGCCAAGGAAGCAAATATGTAGTATCAGCAGTTCCAATGACTGAAACAGGATTATCTGATGACATTAATAAAATTAATATAAATGTTAAAGCAGCAGGCACACTATGTTCAGAAATTCTTGAAACAAATGATCAGTCAGTAACAGGTGCAGTTAATGGCGCCATAGCAGCTTTGGAAGAAGCCGGCGCACTTGCACCATATGATAGATATGTTATTTGTTTTCCAAAAACACGCAGCTTAATAAAAGAAGCACTTCAAAAAGGAGAACAAGACGATACTGCATTTACTTCTACTCCTGAAGATTTAGAAATTCAAAGACAAGGAGTATCTGATAAATCTCCGGATATCCAATCATCATTTTCCCCAACAACTATAACAATTATACCTCCTAACGACACGTATGGAATACTTAAAACGTTTGCTGAAAATACTGATTTAATGAATGCGATAGGCCTAAGTCCATTAAACGTAGATACAAATGCAGCTGGAAATACATCCGCAGCAGACGTAAAAGCAGCAACTAATCCTGAAACAGGCCAAGTTGATCCGGCTGGTCTAGCAGCTCAGCCTGCAGATAAATCAAGGGAGCATCAGTTTACCCAAGGACAGCAAATTACTGCTATTATTGAAAAAATGGTATTACAAACAGATTACGCTGCTGAAAAGTCAACTGAAGGTGCCAAAAATGGCATGAACAAATGGTTTAGAATTGATACGCAAGTTTATATTGACGAAGGTGCCTTGACTGAAGCAACAATGGGAAGACGTCCTCGAGTTTATGTGTACAGTGTTATCGAATACGAAGTTGACCAATCAGTTACAATGGCGGGCAACCAAGCTCCGCAAAATACCAAAGGACTACGAGCCCTTGCGCAGAAACAATACAATTATATCTATAGCGGAAAAAACGAAGATGTGTTAAATTTTGATTTAACATTTAATAATGCATATCACTTGACTGCGTATGCAGATCTCGGCATGTCAGGCGGCGGCACTCGAGCAGCTTCTGATAATGCAACAAATAATGCCTCTGGTAACGAGACGGACGGAGGCGCTACAATCGCAGGACCAAGCGGAAAAAAGACAAATGAAGACGGCAGTGCAGCCACAGAATTAGTAGCCACCGTAGATGAATCGTCTGGCTATGCAGGTAGTGATATACGACGAAAAATTGCAGAAATGTTTCATGATAAAATTACAAAAATGAATGTAGACATGGTTACTGCTGAAATGGAAATACTAGGCGACCCATATTTTATACCACAACAAACTGGCAACTATATTGGTGCTGTTGGAAATAATGTGTCTGAAATTAATGGCGGCACAATGAACTACTTAGACCAGTCAGTATTTTGTATAGTAAATTTTAAAACTCCGTTTGATTATCAAATTAAAGGAGCAACAATGGAGTTTCCGCAAGTTGTTCCAGGATTTAGTGGATTATTTCAAATATGGGCAGTTACTAATAGGTTTAGCAGTGGCAAGTTTACTCAGCTTATTAAGCTCATAAGACGTAAAGGTCAAGACGATGAAGAAACTACAGAAAGCTCAGGTACAATGCAAATAAACAACGATGCTGCACTAACAAAAGATGGCGTACAATCAGACGGCACAGTCGGAGGCCAGCAACCAGGAGTTGATTGTTTTCCAGCTCCAAAAAGTGATGATATTAGAATAATAAATCCAGCAATTGGAGCAGATGTTGCAGCAAACGCAACAAATGGACTTGATCAGCTTGAGAACATGCTCAGCAACGCAGCTGGTGACTTTAAAACAGCAATCGCGGGCCTTGAAAAAGATAAAAACCCCTTTGCAAAACTTCCGGATTTAAGCAAGATTATTCCAGGTGCAATCTCAAGTGGATTAAAAGACGCAGCATTCAGCGCAGTAGCAGGTAAGCTTGGCGGCGTAGCAGGAATTGCTGCCGGCTCACTAGCAAGTAATGCAATAGGCGGCATTGGAACAGCTTTAAAAGGCGGCTTCAAACCTACTGATCTCCAAGCTGGACTTGCAGCAGGACAAAAGGCAACTGATGCAGTAACAGCTTCTCGCGCCGCAAATGAAAAAATTGCTAGTGTGTCTGGCGCAGCTAAATCTAAAGCTAGTTCACTATTAGGAGGCACGTAATGGAAGACGCAGACGGCGGTCCAGAAGAAGGTCAAGGAAAATTAGATCAATCTAATGGCATTAAAGATAACCCTCGCGAACCGTATTTTCTAGATCCTAGCCAAAATGCCCCTTGGCCAGTATACGAAACATATGATGATTTAGAGAGCCTAAAAGGTGATATAACAAACACTGATGAGTTGTATAGTAATACAATTGTTGTTGTTATTGATGATCAAGGAATACACAATCTAGGATATCCAGGTACACCTAAATTTTTCACCGCCACTAAAACCAGTTTGGGATACACGCGGTTTAAGCCTTTGATTATTTGGGGCATAAAAAGGAAAAAGAACATCGATGACATAGCCGAGAATGCGAAGATGCGCATAGAACTTGGAATGCCAGTATCGAGAACTATGAACATGTCCGAAACTATGGAATATATACGGGTTAATGCCAACGGTGGTCACCCAGATGGCACACCAGATACAAGATGCGGCGTACCTTATATTGTACCCAATCCGGATCTAGACTACTCAAGACCTCCAGGCGTAACTGCATCCACATCCAGCGCCACAACTGGAGTTACAGTTGAAACTAAAACAGTTAATGATCCTAAAACTGCAGGCACAGTTACAACAACAGAAATTAGTATGGCTGACCAAGTTAAAAATCTTAAAGTTGGTGACATAGCTACTCCAGAACAGATGAAATATATGGCACAAGGTGCACCTGCCTTAAAACCATGTTTGCCTGACACAACAGGAACAGGATCTGGTAGTGTTGCTCCAGCACCTAATGACGGAAGAACACCTGCGGCTATTGCTCTAGCGGCTGCTAAAAAAGCAGCATCTGGAATAGGCTCGCTTGATGCAGCAAAAGGATTAATTGGAAAAGGCAAAGCCGCAGCAGGTACAGTTGTATCTCCAACTGTAGTTACTACGCCAGGAGCAGCAGCTAATGGCACTGCGCCAGCACCCAACAACTCACGCCCACCAAATGTATACATATATAAAGCAATGGAAACTGGTTTAGATAGATACGACTTTAATACTGGTAAAAAAGTTTTTACTCCAGATACTGGACCAAGTATCGAAGCAGTAGAGCCAACACCAACTACTGCACCTAACGCTAACGCAACAATAGGACCACAATAACATGGCAGGAAACGGCAACTATACAAGAACAATCAGCAGTAGTACATCTGGTTTTGCAGACAGAGGACCGTATGAAGCAATTGTAGTTAATAACCTTGACACAAAATACATGGGCGGCATGACTGTTGAACTATTACGATATACAAGCGCAGGCGGAACACCAGAGAAGTCTGGACAGTTATTAAATGTAAAATACCTTTCTCCATTTTACGGAGTAACTCCAAGTTCTGCAATTAGCGTAAATGAAGGTTACGAACACACACAAAAAAGTTACGGCATGTGGATGGTACCACCCGATATAGGAACTAAAGTTCTTGTAATATTTGCTGAGGGCAATGCAAACTTTGGTTATTGGATTGGATGTATACCTTCAGAAAATATGAACTTTATGGTTCCTGACGGCCGAGCATCAACACAAAACACAACTGCAAATACTCCGCCGGGACTAAGAGGAAGAAAACTTCCAGTAGGCGAATATAACAAAGCAATAGAAACAGGCGCAAGAGTTGATCCGACACTATTTGCTAAACCATATAACAAAGATTTTACAGAAACACTTGAAATACAAGGTTTGTTAAATGACGAAGCCAGAGGCACAACTACAACTAGTTCGAGGCGAGAGATGCCAAGTATGGTATTTGGCATTAGTACGCCTGGGCCTAAAGATCGCAGAGACGGCTCTCCAAAAGCAGAGATTGGAACAGCAGGAAATAAGGTAGCAGTTCCTTCTAATAGACTAGGCGGAAGTTCATTTGCAATGGATGACGGTGACGAAAGATTTGTGCGCACAACACACGCAGAAGACGGACCTCCGATTTATAAAAACAAAAGCGCCAACGAAGCGGGCGGCGACAGTACTATCCCACAAAATGAATTACTGCGTTTTAGAACTAGAACTGGCCATCAACTATTAATGCACAACAGTGAAGACTTAATTTACATAGGAAATGCTAGAGGAACTACTTGGATAGAAATGTCTAGCGATGGTAAAATTGATATTCATGCACAAGATAGTGTTAGTATTATGACCGAGAACGATTTAAACATTACTGCTGAACGCGACATTAATATGGAAGCTGGTAGGAATGTTAATATTAGAGCTACAGGCAGAAACCAAGACGGCGAAGGCGAAACAGGCAGAGTTCAAATTGAATCTAAACAAAACTTTAATTTGCATGTTGGAGCAAATAGTAAAATTACAGTGGGTAAAAATCAGCACATAAAAGTAAAAGAATCGCAATATATTGACACAACAAAATCATTACATATACATTCAGGTAAAGACAACAGATTAACAGCCGCAGGATCGACACATATTACTAGTGCTAAAGAGCATAGAGAAACAGCAACGTATGTTCATATGAACGGACCAAAAGCAGCACCATCAAATGTTGCTGAAGAAGTAACTCCTTTGACAACAAATACATTACCTCGTACTGAATCCGGCGGACAAATAAGCTCCTACGAAAGTATATTAGCAAGATCCCCCCAACATGAGCCTTGGCCGCATCATGAAAACTTAGATCCGTTATCGTTTAAGAAAATTTACACAGATAGAGATTCGCCTGGCGCACTTCCTAGTGCAGACCGTGTTGTTACTCCAGATACGTTTGACAAAAATTTACAAGGTAGAAAATCGAGTGGATATGTACAAGGCAGCGGCGGCAATGTTAGTACAGGAAATTCTAGTCGTCCAGGCGGCAGCGGACAAGCGCCTGTACCTCCAGGAGACTATAACAGTGACTATGTGTTTGATGAAAATATAGGAGCATTAAGTGAAAAATATGAATCTCGGGGCGATCCTGGTATTATTGGATGGGATAGTACCGGTGGCTGGAGCTACGGAAAATACCAACTTGCAGCAAATACAGGCTCACTAAATGAATTTCATAATTGGTTAAAAAATAAATACCCTGAATTAGAATCACAACTGTATGCTGCTGGCGGCCCAGCTGGAGGAAGAGCAGGTAGTGCAGCATATAAAGAAGCTTGGTCTTTAGTAATGGGTACAGACGAAGGCGGTGAGGTACAAAGCCAGTATGCAGGATTGAAATACTATGTCCCTGGAGCTAAACGTATCTTAAATGGTTCCGGAATTAATCTTGCACTTCGGTCTATAACAGTCCGTCAAGCAGCATTTTCTACAACAATACAACACGGAGCAGGCGGCGCATCAAAAGTTTTTCGAAATGCATTAGCCGGATTGGGATTTACATCAACTGATATAACTGCAACAGTGCCTACTGACGCAGCGTTAATTAGAGCATTATATTCCGAACGCCGCGCTGAGCATGGCGGCAAATATTTCCCTAGCAGCAGTGAAGGTATTAGAAATAGTGTTGTTAACAGATTTCATAATGAAGAAGCAGATGCAATTAGAAGTTTAAACGAAGAAATTTTAATTGCACAAGCAACACCTCCGACTTCAGATCCAACAGATAATAGTGCAGGCACAAACACAGTAGCACCTCATCGTAGTGCTGTTTAATTAAGGTAAATATAGTATGAGCCAATTAGAAAAAAATCTTTATAAACGTGTTACAGTAAGCCAGCCTACTCAAACAGCCACAGCTGGCAGAAAATACAGAGGTTTTTCAACAGTTGCAGATAGTAAAAGTTATAGCCTGTATGACTTTGAACTTATTAAACAAGATTTAATTAATCATTTTCATATACGCCAAACTGAAAAATTAAGCGATCCTACTTTTGGTACGATTATTTGGGATATACTATATGAACCTTTTACTGTTGAAGTTCAAGAAGCAATTATTGAGGATGTTACCCGTATTATTAATTACGATCCTAGAATAACCGCTGAAAATATTGTTATTGATACTTACGAACAAGGTATACAAATTGATTGCACTATAACAGTACTTCCTTTTGGTATAACAGACCAATTACGCTTTAAATTTGATAAAGAAAACGGACTTCTTTAAATTTAAAAATTAAATACACACATTATCATTTCAGGTAAATACATTAGTAAACAAGGAAAATGATATGTCTTCAAATGATAGACAGTCCAGGCTATTAGTAGCTGAGGACTGGAAACGAATTTACCAAAGCTTTAGAAACGCAGATTTCCAAAGCTACGATTTTGATAATCTAAGACGCACAATGATTAACTATCTGCGTCAAAACTATCCAGAAGACTTTAACGATTACATTGAATCGAGTGAATATCTTGCGCTAATTGATATGATTGCTTTCCTTGGGCAAAATCTATCATTCCGTATTGATTTAAACGCTCGTGAAAACTTCCTTGAAACAGCAGAGCGTAGAGAAAGTGTATTACGTCTAGCACGTATGCTATCTTACAATCCCCGCAGAAATCAAGCAGCTAACGGCTTGCTTAAATTTGACACAATTAAAACAACTGAAAATATTTTAGATAGTAATGGTTTAAACATGGCAGGTATTACTGTTAAGTGGAATGACCAAACTAACTCAAACTATTTTGAACAATTTATTAAACTCTTAAACTCAGCATTGCCACTATCTAATTCAATTGGCAATCCTCTAAAGTCAGCATTAATTGCAGATGTACAAACGCAAAAATATCGCTTAAATGCTACAAATACTGGACAAGCAATATATCCGTTTACTAAACGTATTGAAGGCGTAAGCACACGTTTTGAAGTAGTAAGTACTGACATTTTGGGTGAAGATATTATAGAAGAAGCACCGCTTCCAGGTAACAGTCCTGCATTTTTGTTTAGAGATGACGGACAAGGCGCCGGCAGTAATAACACTGGATTTTTTATGCACTTCCGTCAAGGTAAACTTGAAAAAGGAAACTTTGCAGTAAGCAATCCAACACCAAATCAAGCAGTAGCAATTGACGCTGAAAATATTAACGATAGTGATGTGTGGTTGTTTTCACTAAACAGCACAGGATTTGAAAGCAGTGAATGGACAAAAATTGACTCAACTGAAGGCAATAACGTTATCTATAATAGTTTGTTTAATAAAACTAGAGATGTATATGCTGTAACAACACGTATCGGTGACAGAATTAATTTAAACTTTAGTGACGGTGTATTTGGAAATTTACCAGCTGGCAACTTTAACGTATACTACAGAACTAGTAATAATATACGTAGTGTAGTTACACCTTCAGCATTAAGCACAATAAGTATTGATATTCCGTACCAGTCAAGAAACGGATCTGCACAAACACTTACAGTAGGGCTCAAATTAAATTACACAGTTAGTAATGGCACAGCAGCTGAAACAAGTACAGAAATTAAACAAAATGCACCTGCGACTTATTACACACAAAATAGGTTAATTACTGGCGAGGACTATAATATAGGTCCTTTAGCAATTAGTCAAGACATCATTAAAACTAAAAGTTCAAATAGGATATCGAGCGGCATCAGTCGGTTCTTTGACTTAAAAGACGCAAGCGGAAAGTATTCAAATACTAGTTTGTTTGCAGACGATGGTGTAATTTATAAAGAAGAATTTACTGAAAAACAATCATTTACGTTTGCAACACAAACAGATATTGAAGGTGTTATATACAACACAATTGAAGATATATTAAAAAGTACAACTTCGCAGAACTTCTATCTAGCAAAATATCCAAAGATTATTGTTAGTGATCTTAACGCTACTTGGCTACAGTCTAGCAATAGCACAAATCAATCATTAGGTTTATTACAAGATGTTGATTTTAATCCTTACACAGTAGGCGAGTTTACTGCAAACAGTTTGCGGCTATTGGAAGCAGGGTCGATGTTAAAGTTTGTTGCCCCTGTAGGTAAGCACTTTATGGCAGACGGCACATTAATGACAGACGGCACAGGCACTGACCACTTAGGCAAAACATCATACAAATGGTGCAAAGTAATTTCTGTAACAGGCGCTGGCACAGTAATAGACGAAGATGGAATTTCTCCTATTGCAGTAAACGAGGTCATACCATCGGATGCAATACTACAACAAGTTATACCAAATTTTTCTAAGGTACTAATTAACGACATAAAAACACAATTAATTGACCAAGCATTTGAATATAAAGACTTTGCTTTACGTTATGATCAATACGACAGACAGTGGAAATTAGTATTAGCAGAAGACATTAATACACTTAATACGTTTGCTACAGGTAAAGCAGGAGACATTACTGGTGAAAATCTTGATGCAAGTTGGATGCTATACTTTAAGACAGATGGTGAGAAATACACAATTACATACCGCAATTTAAGATATGTAATGGAAAGTGCAGAAGAAATTAGATTCTTCTTTGATGCTGCTGATAAAATTTATGATCCTGCAACAGGACAAATTGTTAGAGATAAAATTGATATCTTAAATATTAATCGTAAGCCAGGAGAATTAACTCCATTTACAAGAGACTTTAATTGGACAATTACTGATGCATATAGAGATACCGAAGGTTATCTAGATAGCCGTAAAATACAAGTCCAATTTATTGACCTCGATGATGACGGCGTAATTGATGATCCTGATATTTTTGAGCAAATTGTCGGCGAAGAAGATACAACTATTCTTACAAAAGACAAACTAATATTTCAAAAGAAATATACCACAACTGACGGAGTAGAAGACTTTAAGTATTTTGCAAACACAACTGCCGAAATAATAGTAATACAAAACGAAGCAGCTATCGTTCCGTACAGCACACGTTTAGAAGGACAAATTTTTTATCTAATTGACGAAGATATATTTAGAAAGCTTAATAAAGTACTAAACAACACTATAATTAACACTGATTATAAAGCATACTTCGGACGTGCTGATTTAAAGTTCCATTACATCCATGTTGCCGATAGTGGATACAGAATTGACCCAAGTGCAAGTAATATTATTGATACATATATCTTATCTAAGACTTACGATACTCAAGTAAAACAATATATCAGCGGAACAACTTTAATACAACCTAAGCCGCCGAGTAATGATGAATTGTTTAGAAGCTATGGCACAGCAATAAACAAAATAAAAAGTTTAAGTGACGAAGTAATTTATCATCCTGCAAAGTATAAAATCTTATTTGGCGATAAAGCTCCAGGTGATCTGCAAGTTAAGTTTAAGATTGTTAAAAATCCTAGTATGGTTATTAACGATAATGAACTTAAATCAGACATAATTGAAGCTATTAATAAGTTCTTTGATATTGAAAATTGGGACTTCGGAGAGACGTTTTACTTTCAAGAGCTTAGTGCCTATATTATAAATGGGCTGTCTCCTAAACTGGTAAGTATACTAATAGTACCGCGCCAAACTACACAATCGTTTGGTAGCCTATTTGAAATAAAAAGTGAGCCAGATGAAATATTTGCAAGTGCAGCTAAGGTGAGTGATATCGAAACAATTGATCAATTAACAGCAACTAATTTACAAGCTAGTGGAACAATAATTAATACTGTTGCGACTAGTATAACGTCAGGAATATCAAGCAGTGCATCGACACCTGCAACAACCACAACTGCAACAACTGCAACAACTACAACAACTACACCATCAACAGGCGGAGGCTATAGTTACTAATGGCTAAGAATGATCAGAACGAAAGCGCACTACCTGTTCCAGGACAGAATAATAAAATTACTGCAAGTGATTTTTTACCAAAGTTCTTTAGAACACAAGCAAATAAAAAGTTCTTACAAGGAACACTTGACCAACTTATACAACCCGGCGTTGCTGAAAAAGTAAATGGTTATTACGGTAGAAAAACAGCCAAAGCATACAAAACTACAGACAATTATGTCGATGACATAAGTGCTAACCGAACTAACTATCAGTTAGAGCCTGCGACAGTTATCAAAGACAATTATGATAATGTAACTTTTTATAAAGATTATAATGATTACATAGGACAACTTAGTAACTATGGCGCCACTACAGATAATCACAGTCGTTTAAACAGTCAAGAAACTTATGCGTGGAACCCAAATATCGACTGGGATAAGTTTGTAAACTTCCGAGAGTACTACTGGATGCCAAACGGTCCTATTAGTGTTCCTGTAAGAGGACAAAGCAGAGATATTGTTAGTACGTACACTGTTACTACAGAAGACCAAGGCGATAATATTGCTTATGTATTTAATGATGGTCTCGTCCGAAACCCTAGCTTAAAAATATTCCGTGGCCAAACATATCGTTTTGTTATTGATGCTATAAACCATCCAATGGCAATTGCACTTAGTAGAACGTTTACTCCTGGAATAACAGTTGACACTAATGTTAGTACACTGTATAATGACGGTATAACTATCTATGATGAAGAGGGTAATATTACAACCAGTAGTTATATTGAAAAAGGCACAATTGAATTTACTGTTCCTTCCAATGCTCCTGATGTACTGTATTATATCAGTAAAAATTCTGTTGATACGAGTAACTTTATTAAAGTTTACGATATTGAAGAAAATACATTCCTTAATGTCGCTGAAGAAATACTAGGTAAGAAAACTTACAAAAGTGCAAATGGTGTAGAATTATCCAACGGAATGAAAATTAAATTTCAAGGTGATGTATT